AGTAAGAATACGTTAACCCCAAAGGACTTACCACTACCCCTACCACCAGTAACAACAAAATACCTACTCTCATTCTTGAAAATAGGTATGTATTTGTTATGTATATTAATATTGTTATTCATTCTTCTTTATTTTTTAATAAAAATCTCTTTGCCCAAATTTCAGTTATGGGATGCTTTTTTACTAAAGTTTCTCACCAATAGCATATTTAGCACATCTACAATAAACGCAACTGCTGATACAGTTAATAGATATCCAATCATATAGCGAACGTATATGCCTGTCTCTAATTTAATAGTATTTAGTCTATCGTTTATCTTCAATCAAAGAGATTATTTATTTAAACTCCTGTTTTGCCTTTGTCTTTAATTCTAAATCCTGTGTTATTCATCCTTTGGTGTTACGTCTATAATCTTCTCTTTAATCTTCTTACCTTCAATACTATCTCCAAAGAAATTAATGGTAGGTGCTTGAACCTTGTTAGTTACCTCTTCCTTGTCATCTCCATAAGCAAAGTCCATTAGTAGTTTCATATGATTGTAGCTACCTTCTTCTGCCTTCTTAGCTAAACTCTCAAAAGCATTAACTTCACTACCAAACACATTCTTGATAGCTTTCTTAGCATACTGCTTCTTCCTGCTCTTCTTAGCTTGGTTCATTGCAGGTTTATTAGACCTCTCTTTATCTGGAACAGGCAGAACAGGAATAGATTTCTTTCTACTATTCCCTTTCCTTCCGTCTGTTGGTTTAATCTCTTTTGAATTGCTCATAATAAGGTAACTAAGGTGTCTTGTTTTTGTATTTGTACTATATCATTGATGCTTTATAACATTCTGTACTACAGTAACCAAACTCTTCGTCTATAGGTGTTTGGCACTCTTGACACTCTCCTTCATACTCACTATCTTTTAAATGTTCGTGTAATTCATTATCAAATGCTTCCATATTATTTGTTTTCTAAATATATTTGTAAAGATGCTAAGGCTCTCCAGGCTACCTTCGTTAAGTGCAATACACCATCATCATCAAGTGGATTCTTTGAGTGGTCTATTAAATGTCTAACCAATGCATCTTCATTATCAAAACTCTTACTCTTATCCCAATGTAAAGGCTTTTCTGGATGGTGTTGATTGTTTCCTGCTAAACTACACTTAGCAACCTCTTTTAAAGCATCTGGGAAGTAAGCAAGGACACCAGAATAAACAGGCATACCTTTTCTATCTTCACTAACTTTTTTCTTTGGATTATCAAGCTCTCCATCTAAATTATAATGATAACCATCATTACCATTCTGAGCAATAATATCAATCCTTTTCTCTCTTGAAGCTTCTTCTAACTCCTTGTTAAAATTCTTCGTAATCTGTACTAATTTGTCTAAACTATTCATATCTACTTGTTTTTATTTTTATATTCCAGAACACTCTATTATTTCGCAATTATCCTCTACCTTCCAAGACCAAGACTTTACTCTTAGTTCAACTAAATCTTTAATCTCTTTAACCTTATTATCTGGTAATTTAGATATAATCTCCCTTAAAACATTCTTATTAAGCTCAGTAAAAGAAACTGTATCATTAAATGTTCTTTTTTTAGATTTCTTACTTGCTAAGTATTCTTTTCTTTTAGCTTCGGTTTTCCACCTCTGTTCAATCTTATCTTTAAAGAAAGTATCATAATAATCTCTAAATTCTCTATAATTTAGGTAATATACGTCAACTTTATTTAATGCGGTGTATATTGCAGACCTATTTTTACTAACCCCTATCTCATCTCTAAAGTATTCTGATATCATTCTATCATTCATATCATTGTAGTCCTTAAATAACTTATAAAGCAGAGACTTTAAGTAACTGTATCTAGGTGTTCTACTCTCACTTCTTAAATCAAACCCAGTAGCTTCTGAGAAGTAATTAGCTATCATATTTGCAACTGTTAAATCGTAATCTTCCATATCTTATTCGTTTTCTTTTGTTGTTTCATCTATAATGTACATATCTCTAACGTGACTATTAGTATCGTACCAATCTAAAGCCTTTTTTATACCTGCACAAGGTAAGTAATCTTCTTGTTCTTCGTAATGCTGTAATACATCTTCAAGAACGTATTTAGGTATTCCTTCCTGCATCTCAAGTATTGTGTACTCAAAGTAATCATCTACTATTAATTGGTCACTATCTGATAATTTGGTCATAGCAATCTGTCTTTAATGTTAATAGTGATTTTGATTGCTCAAACATAGCTCTTGCTTCATCTCCATAAACCTGCTTGTATAATCTATAGGTTTGGCTAATTAAAGAGAACTCACTCTTAGAGTCTTTAAACAACTTTAAAGCATAAGCCTTACCATAACCCTTACAAACCTTTATATTGTCTGCAGTATCCCCTACAATCATTTGTGAGTAGAAGTTGTTAAGTGCTTCCTCTTCGCTAATCTTTACAAGCTCTCTCTTCTTATAGTTGTAGTCATAAAACCAGCAAGGGAATTGCTTATAGTCCTTATCAATAGACATAATGATAACGCTATCTACACCATTCTTCGCAACCTCTTCTGCCCATAGTGTAGCTACAACATCATCAGTCTCTACACCATCTCCCCAAATAGAGTCATAGTTAAACTTGACTAAGTTATGTAAGCCACCTAATATATCTGGTCTCTTCGAAGTCCTATTGGCTTTGTAGGTAGGTGTTATTTGGTTTCTAAAGTTGTTCTTAGAACCATTACAGAACACCATTTCATCTATTACTACCTGTTCTCTAAGAAAGTCTAAGTATCCTTGTAATGTAGTATTAAACTTCTTAAAAGCTACATCAACATCAGTCTCAAATAAATCTTCTGTATCTAATCTATCTTCCTTACGTTTAAAGCAAGAAGCGTATATTAAACTATCAGCATCGAATATCAGTTTCATATCTATTATTTAATTTGTTCTGAATAATATCTATCTAACTTTCTCTCCTCAATAAAATCCATACAGGAATTGTATTCTTTCTTCGCTTTAATATTCATATAAGTTTGGTCTATATACTTATCTTCCTTTATTCCTGTAATTGGATTTATATTGTGTTTCCAGTATTTGGCTAATTTCTGCTTATAAGTTATTTCCATAATAATATTGTTTGTTTAAGTTTCAACAAAACTATGGAATTATATTCAGACTGCCAAATACTTTTTAAGGTTTTTTACAACTCTAGATATGCAAGGAGAACAACTTGTAGTAGTTTTCTCATTCTGGTTAAATGCAAAATTGTATATCTCTATCAACCTAACCTTCTGATGATGACTTACTTTGCCATTACTTGAAGTAAAGAAATTGTTTAAATAAACGTAATCATCTTCAGAAATACACTCAAGTTTTTTGTAGTTAAATATTTTATTTAATTTATCTTTTCTCTCATCGCATCCACAATCTTCTCCAACAACAGCCTTAACAACCTTAGCTATACCAGTTGCTTTAGTTATCTTTGCTATAGAGTCTCCTAAGCCTTCTGATTGCTTAGATACATTCTCTTTCAGCTCTTTATAGCTATCTACTAGGTAAACTGCTTTCCAAGCCTTGTATTCACGATAATCCTTACTTCTACGGTCAATAATCTCGTAATGACCTTTACTTTCTAAATCTAGGTAATATTTATCTCTTTTCATATTTAATATATTTTATCAAAATCTTGGTTAAAATAGTCAATCAAGTCTTCAGATAGGTTATCTCTTAGTATTTGCTTGTAATTAAGTATTGATGTGTGGATTGATGTTAACCCTATCTTAGAACCCTTTGATATAGCTCTTAATGATAAGCCTTCTATAAAATAAAGTTCAAACAACCTTTTATCATAAATAGTCCACTTAGAAGTTATATTATCTATCTTATCTGTAATACTTCTAAAAGCATCATCTTCTAAAGTATCGTAATCATCAATCTCACTTTCATCTGAATCTCTAAGCTCATAAAAGATACTTGCTCTATCCTTCTTTAGTTTAGAGAAGTACATATTCCTTAGAGTTGTCCATACATAGTATCTATTAACTTCATCCCCATACATCATCTTCTGAGGGTCTTTAACCAATCTATCTAATCTAATGTACATATCCTGCACAAGGTCTTTAGCATCCTCTACTTTACATCCTAAGTTTACTAACATTTTAATCCATAATAAGTGATGTACTGCTAATTTTTCTAACATTAAATTTCTTTTATTATTACTTCTACTCTTGGGTTAACTCTATCTAATTCTGTTGGTAGTATGGTCTCTGTCTTTACATAGATGTCGTTATCATCTTCCCAACAACCATATTCAGTAATTGCATCAAGTAAAAACTTACTTACTACACTAATAACATTCATCTTGTCTAAACGCCTATTAGAGGCTTTATAGACCTTATAAGTTATCTCTACAGGTGTTTGTATATCTAAGTCTATTAACTGCTCTCTAACAAGCTCTGTGTAAGCCTTCTTAGCATCATTACTTGTTCTGTGGTGGAGGTTTCTATATGTATTCATATTCAAAGAAACTCTTTTAGCTGCCTTAGTCTTTCTTGGTAACATTACGAATAGAGGAGATATAATAATGTGTATCATACTGAGTTAAGGTGTTTAGCTATTGATTCTGGTAAAACGTATGAATATTTAATTATCTTATCATTAGATTTAAAGTCAGTAGTCTTAGGGCATTCCATACCTTTTAATGGCATAGTAACAATTGACTTAATGTTTTTTGATATATTAAAAACCCAAACTCCTTTTTCATCTGTAACTACATAAAGAAACTGCTTATTAGAATATTGAGAAGCTTGATAGTTCTTGTACAGCTTCATAGCTTCTATCATTTTATCCTTATAATAAGCTCTTCTATTCTTTATCTCTACTATGTAATTATTATCACTAGCATCATAACTACTATACGTGTCTGACACTAGAGATAATTTAGTTCCTACTTTATTGTTTAAGAAATCTATAGTTGATTGCTCGGTCATTACAAGTTCATAGGTTCGTTAATAGCATACTGACCACCAAATATTACAGCAACTCCAATAGCAGGCTTCTTAAAGTGCTTACCATAAGCCATTGCATAACTCTTAGAGTCAATACCACAACCTACTGCACAACCAAATACTTTGTAGTTAGCACCTACAGCAAACTCAGTAAACATCTCTGTATGTCTATGACCTTGAACAGTACTCATCATATCATCTTTAGCTTTCTTTGTAGCTCTACCAGATTCTCCGTGAATATATTGTACATCGTCATAAACGAATCTTGTATCGTAATTCCAATTAGGAGTCTCTAATACTTCTGCCATACCTTTAATCCATTTCTTAGGTACTCCAGAACTGAATGCTTTACGAGTAATAATTCTATCGTGGTTACCAATACAAACATCTGCTTCTGGAAATGCTTTATACCATCTACCTAATTTCTTGATAGCTAACTCTAATTCATCTCCTCCTCCCATACCATCTGGGTCTGGTTCGTGAAAGGAACTATAATGATTGTCTATAACATCTCCTATGAATATAACTTTGTTACAGTTGTGTTTTGCGTAAATATCTTTAGCGTGTTGTAGGTAGTTGTCTAAACAAAATGGTTCGTGTAAATCTCCTATAACTAATATTCTATCTTCTTGCTTGGTAATTGCTTGATAGGCTTTAAGGATGTTTCCTTTAAGTCTTGGTCTGAAGTCTTTTATTTGTTTCATACTATAAATATAACTACACCTTATAAGTTAATATAGGTGTAGTTTATAAGTTTAGTAAATAGTTGTTAACAAGTTAGTTAGAAGTTAACCAAATCATCTGTATTAATTACTTTAGGTAATCCTTCTTCATCTAGCTTAAAGTCAAATTGCTCAAAAGGTGTGTTTCTACTTCTTTTACAAGATACTGTTATTGCTCCTAATTTATTCTCGTCTCTACTTAATTGTATTTGAGTCTCTGCTTTCTTCTCTAAGAAACTACCTAAATGTCCTGTAGGCTTATCTGAGCCATTATTACTATGGATTACAGTTACGATATGGCAATTGTAGATTGTTGTCCAAGCCATTATCTTTTGAACTATAGCTGAAGACTCTTCTAAGTTATTTGCATCAGAAACTAAATCAGCTACACCATCAATTACAACTAATCCAATCTCTTTACCTTCTTCTCTCATACAGTCTAAGTAGTACTCTATAAAATCTATTCTACTTCTATAGCTAATCTTTCTTAAAGCAAACGTATGGTAGAAGTCTAACGATAGCCCTTTATTCATCCATTGGATACGTTTAAACACTCTCTGTGCGTGCCATTCCCCCTGCTCTGTATCAAAGTGTACGAAGTGTTTATTATCTCTAAAAGAACTCATTCCTTTAGTATACTTACCTTTAGGGTTACAGAAAGCAGAGCCTAATAGACTAACAAAGAAAGTCTTCATTGATTTTGGTGGAGCTTGCACGAAGCTAAAGTTACCATAAGTACCAATAGGTATAGGAAAACTCTTTAATCCATCTTTAGTTGAAACTTCTTTTGTCTTAAAGCTAATTGCAACTGGTGGGTGTTCTATCTTTTTATTTATATCTATTACACATTCTTCTTGTATAGACTGCATAAACATTAAGTGGTCATTCTGGTCTTGTAATTCTTGTTCTGTCATTTGTTTTGTTTTTATTTTAATTGATTTACATAACGTAATATAAAATCGTAATCATTATCGTTAAAGTCTTTTTCTAAATCACATCTTTCAACACAAATCCTATGGACTTCATCTGTTTCGTAAAACTTAATTTTATAATCATAATAATAGGTAGGAACGTAATCAGATGTTTCCTCTATCCTTAACTTTTTACTAATTAACTGAACATAAT